CTTATAAATTGGATTTAACCAACGCAATTAAATTTGGTGGTGGGTTTGATGAAAAAGCTAACAGTGTTCTTATTGAAACTAGGAAAAACCACAAAGATTGGTACATGGCTATTAAAAAACTTATCCAAAATCCAGAAATGATTCCAATGTTACAAGAAAATTTATATAATAGTGTTAAAAACAAGTATTCCATGGAAAATGTTACTAAACAAAGAAAAGACTTGTATTTACAACTAACACAAACTAAAAACCAGAACTATGACTAGAAAAGACGATTTAAAATTATTATTTAATTTTATGATTGAATTGTTAAAAGATGAAACGGAAGAAACGAAAACTGTTGACGAAAAAATTGAAAAAAAATTAATTGTTGAAGAACAAAAACCAACAAAATTTGATATATTTGATGTGCCTAGAATCAAGACTATTATGGATAAAATGGAATTTAAAGAACATGAAAATTCTATTGTTAAACAAGCATTAAATGTTCAAGCCAAGGACTATAAAAAAGAAATTGAAGAGTTAAAAGACGCTTTTAATAAAAAAGTTTTAAAAGAAGAAAAATTAGAAGACGAAAACTTTAGTGGTACTACTGGGTCTTCGTTAAGTTAAATTATTTTATAAAAAACATTGATTTTTATCTTTTTTATGCGTATATTTGTAAAAACGAATAACAATTATTTAATATAAAATCAATGTCTTTAACACAAGAAAAAATCGTTTCTAATACTAAAAAGTATTTTGAAACAGCAAACAAATATGGGTTTATGACCAATGAACTCATGACATTTTTAGGTGAATCTTTTATCAAGGCTCCAGCCTCTACAATGGACAGCTTACATAACGCATTTGAAGGTGGTCTTGTTGACCATTTACTTAGAGTTGCGTTCTATGCTGTCCGTTTTAATAATGCACTACCAGAAGATAAACAAGTTGACCAAGCTTCGTTGCTTAAGGTTTGCTTGCTTCATCAAATTGGTAAAGCAAATTTGTACGTTCCATGTGAATCAGAATGGCATAGGAAAAACCAAGGTAAAATGTATGAATTTAATAACAACTTGGTTTCTATGCGAGTTAGTGAAAGGAGTCTTTATTATGCTATGTCACATGGTGTAAAATTTACTGAAGAAGAGTATTCGGCTATCATGATGTTTGACAAAACTGACGACCAAATGGTGCAATACCATAATTCAACTCTTGGTGAGTTGTTAAAAATTTCTAACACGTTTGCGGTTAAACACGAAAAATAAGAGTAATATGTTTAATATAGAATATATGCGAGAGCAAGTTTTAAGAATGGTTGACCCAAACGATTCTTATAGTGAAGAAGACTTCAATAAAGAGTTTTCGGGACCTATGGCAAGTGTTGATGATTTTAAAATAAACATAAAATTAAAAAACGAGTCAAATAATCCTGACCCAGAATATGCGACATCTGGGTCTTCTGGTTTTGATATTAGAGCAAATTTAACAGAACCTTTGATATTAAACCCAAATAATTTCAAATTAATACCGACTGGTTTATATTTTGAATTACCAGAATCTCTAGAAATTCAAGTTAGACCCAGAAGTGGGCTTGCAGCAAAATGGGGGGTTACCGTATTAAACACCCCAGGGACTGTAGACGCTGATTATAGAGGTGAAATTAAGGTCATATTAATCAATCATGGGTTAAACCCTTTAACAATAAATAATGGTGATAGAATCGCTCAAGGTGTTATAGCTTCAGTTATTGGGAAGAATGTGGTAAATTTAAATAAAGTTAAAGAAATTAACGAAAATACAGAAAGAGCAACTGGTGGTTTTGGTAGCACTGGTTTAAAATAAGTGATAAATAAACATGGATACTAAATTTGATTTTAATGATATTTTAATTGAGGCTGCTATTACAACCGACATTAATAGTAGGAAAGAAATAAATATTTACACTGAATTAGGTTCTTTACCGTTAATAACAGCACCCATGGATACTATTATTGATGAGGAAAATGAACAATTATTCGATAATTTGAACATAATTACTTGTTCACCAAGAGGTGTTGAAAATAATTATGGTTTTGAATCTTATTCATTGGTCGATATGGTTAATAAATTAAATAACAAAGAATTAAACAAAACTGGTTCTTATTTAATCGATATAGCTAATGGACATATGAACTCATTATCTTTATTTATTATAGACCTTAAAAAACAATACCCTAATATAATATTAATGGTTGGTAATGTAGCCAACCCTTATACTTATAAGGTTTTATCCGAGTCTGGTGCTGATTTTATCAGAATCGGTGTGGGTAATGGAAATGCTTGTTCGACAACATTACAAACTGGTGTTGGTTACCCAATGGGTTCTTTAATAAGCGAATGTTATGCTATAAAAAAATACACACAAAACCCAGCCAAGATAGTTGCTGATGGTGGTATGAAGAATTATTCCGATGTTATCAAAGCTTTGGCTTTGGGTGCTGATTATGTTATGGTTGGTAGTTTATTTAACAAAGCCATAGAATCTTGTGGGTCAAATTATTTATTTAAAACAATAAGGGTTCCACAAATAGTGGCTGAATTTTGTTATAAGTATAAAATACCTGTATATAAAAAATTCAGGGGTATGTCAACTAAAGAAGTGCAAAAGAAATGGGGTAAAAAAGAACTAACAACATCTGAAGGTGTTATTAGATTTAGGAAAACAGAATACACCCTTAGTCAATGGGTGGATAATTTTGAAGATTATTTACGCTCAGCTATGAGTTATTCCAACGCAAAATCATTAGACCAATTCATAGGTAAAGTTGACATAATTAAAATAAGCGATAACGCATACAACAGATTTAAAAAATAATGGTAAGTATAGTATATTGTACAAGACAAACAAATCCAGCACACACAGAACACTTAATAAAGTCGTCTGGCTTACATAAACACGTTGAGGTGATTGAAATAATTAACAATGGTGAATCACTTACATCTGCATATAATCGTGGCTTAAAACAAGCGAAATACGATATCATAGTATTCTGCCACGATGATTTGACCGTGGAAACTAAACAATGGGGTAATAAATTAGTTAAATTGTTTGATAAAAACCCAGAGTATGGTATTATTGGTGTTGCTGGTAGTAAAAATATGCCAGTGTCTGGACAATGGTGGGAAAATAGAAATAAAATGTACGGTAGAGTTAAACACACACATGAAGGTAAGTCTTGGTTATCAACATATAGTGATGATTTAGGTAATGAATTAGAAGAAGTTGTTGTGGTTGACGGTGTTTGGTTTGCGGTACATAAAAACAGAATTAAAAAAGATTTTAATGAGAACGTTGAAGGGTTTCATTTTTATGACGTGACTTTTGCTTTTGAGAATTACTTAGAAGGTGTTAAGGTTGGTGTGACTACAATTGTTAGGATTAACCACCAATCAATAGGTATGACCAATGAAGCGTGGGAAAAAAACAGATTAAAATTCTCAGAAACTTTTAAAGATAACCTACCAGCCAACGTTAAAAGAACACTTCGAAAAAATCAAAAACTTAAAATATTAATTGGTTGTTTAAGTTACACTAATTTTACTGGTTCAGAACTATATGTTTTTGAACTAGCAAAACAATTGAAAAAATTAGGTCATGATGTTTCCATCTGTTCAAGTATTGGCGAACCATTGTTAACCATATCACATAAATTAGGTATAAAATTGTACAATATTCAAGAACCGCCAGGTTATAAACTAGGTGATGGTAAATGGATGTTAAACACACCTAATGGTGCTGTACCATCTGCTTTAAATACACTATATAAAATACAAGATATTAATTTCGATATTATCCATCTTAACCATAAACCAGTTACAGAACATTTGTTGAGGTTCTACCCAGAAACACCTACTATATGTTCAATTCATTCTGAGGTAATTTCTTTGGAAGAACCAGTTATTTCCCCTCAAATAAAAAGTTATATAGCTATTAGACCAGAAATTAAAGAATATATTGTTAATAAATTTGGTATAGATGAAAGTTTAGTTAGTGTTATATATAACCCAATAGATGAAACAAGGTTTAAACCAATTGTCAACTCTGAGAAAAGAGATAAGAAAAGAATTTTATTTGTTGGTACTATTGATTATCTAAGACAACAAACTATTGCTGACTTAATTAACACTACTAGAGAAAACAACCAAGAACTTTGGATTGTTGGTAAGAAAAACGATACTTATTTAGATTCTTTAATTGCTGGACAAGAACATGTGAAATATTTTGAACCAACATCTAATGTTGAAAAATTTATTCATCAATGTGATGAAACCGCTGGGATTCTTTTAGGTCGCACAACAATTGAAGGTTGGTTATGTGGTAAAGATGGGTGGATTTATGATATTAATGAAACAGGTCAAATTATAAATAAATCATTACATGTCGTACCAGAAGACTTGGATAAGTTCAAGAGTGGTAATGTTGTTAATGAAATAATTAAAGAATACATTAAAATTTTATAATATGTTAAAATGGTTAAAAAATCAAATTGCTAGAATCGTGATTTCAACATCTAACGTTGAAAAAAACGCTTTTGGTCAAAATGGTGAGTCCTTAGAAAATGATATATCAAAAATTCAAAGACATACCCAAGGTATGTTAGCTGATTCTTTGGTTAACGGTGAGATAACACAAGAAGTATTAAATTAAAAACGACTTTTTGAAAACACATGATATTTATTAATAAATAGATATTATGAAAAAAGATTTAACAAACGTTATTGGTTACATTTATAAATTAACCAGTCCAAATGGTAAAGTTTATGTTGGTCAAACAATTAATAAAAAACAAAGAATTTATAACTATACTAAAAATTCATTTAAAGGTCAAATTAAACTTTGGAATAATTGTATTAAACATAAATGGAACCCATCTGAGACATTTGAGATTATTGAGAAAGTTTTATGTGGTGAAAATAAATGTTATTTGAATGAACGAGAGAAGTATTGGATTCAACATTTTGATAGTTTTAAAAATGGTTTAAACTGTAATGAAGGTGGTCATGGTAATATAGGTCATAAACACTCAGTTGAATCTAGAAAAAAAATGAGTGAATCAGCTAAAAAAAACATAGAAATTTTATCAATAAGAGCCAAGAAGACTCATTCTGGTAGAATTCAAAGT